AGGCATTCGAGAAGAATGTCAGGACTGTTTGCCATAACAAATTCCCTAATTTAGAGAGTTACAAAAGCTCGATATCAGTGGAGAACTGATAACAAACTAATGAGATGAGAATCTGAGTAATAACCCAGAACCTCAAGAAGTACTAGAATAATCAAGATGAGCATCCGAATCTTATCAGATTTACGACGCCCAAAACGAGAATTCAAAGTACGGCCGTGATAAGGGTATCGCCAAGGTCGGCACTCTCTTCATTAAAAAATCCAACCAAAAACGAAGCCATAGCACGGACCTCATCTGCATTGTAAGTCTCCATTCCTGCAGGGATGTCCACGGTGATACGGACAATCGCAGTTACAGGAACACCAGAAGCAGCGTAACCACCCTTACGGATAATTAGCTTGTACTGGTTATTAGGGATCTGTCCTCGCAACCCAGATACAGGGTTCGGAGCAGGCAGTTGTTTAATTACTGCAGGCTTGTAGAACGTAGCTGTAAATGGAAGCGTAACAGTGTTTGCAGTAGCAGAACCTTGCGTGCCACCTAAGGCACTAACAGTTTTCTGCTTTGCATTCAACGCAGGAGGGGTATCATCTACCAACGTAAAAGTTGGCGAGGTGAATCCAGTCTGCGCTCCGCCGGTAGTTGAACTATCGGGTGACCATGTCATGTTGAAGCTCCAACGAGGTTAACGTGGTGAAGGACTTCAGACCTCTAGATCCGAAAAGATCTAGCTGATAGTCCAGAGGTGTACTTGGACGAAGAAAGAAGAGCTCCCATATTAAGGAGTTTTCCGACAGATAACGGTAAAGTAAATTCCAAAGAAGGAATGTACGACCCAGTATAAGTCGATCTGCTTTTCTTTGAACAAGTATAAGAGAAGTACGGAGTACCAGGACAAGGATAGACCTCCAGCAATTTATAGCCGAAGTTAGGACGAGCAATAGGTTTCAAAGACAGGAGCTTTAAGGTTTGCTCATGTAATGTACCTAGTGAGGCCCATTTTAAGCTTGATCTATTAAAACAAGCTGCCTCGATTATATCTCCTAAATTGAGAAAGTAATCGACAAGGAAGGAGTAAGGAATCAACTCATAAAGAGTAGGAACAAATGAACTTAAATCAAGTCCAGTTGTTCTAAGTACAGATGATATATCAGTACCAATGGTTTGACAACCATTTTCAATACTGACGATACCATATAAACGTTCTGAATATTTATTAGAACGCCTGTACACCCTTTCGAGTGTTATTACATAATTGCTAAGGTCATTACGAAGTGTACTAAGCTTCGATTCTTCCATAGCAGTAAATGAAATAAATTTGGACGGGGCCTTATAATTTAAGAAAGAGGCCATGGTTTTTAAACCATCGTCTATATCAGAAATTAAAGGTTTAAGTCCAAATGAGTACTCCAACCAAGTATCTGACACCGCTTTTTTATGAGCCGAAGCTCTCTTCTCTTTATCAGAGTAAGATTTAATCCTTCGGGAGATATCTCTATCTCTTTTGGATTTAGGCCTACAAAAGGCTCGAATAGAGCCCAAGTAGTCATCAAAACCTCTGCGAAGAGAGAGGAGAGGGTGTCTGATTAAATGGATTGTCTCACGAAGCTCACCGAGAAAAACGCCACCTTGGAAGGTACGTTGTTCAGAGATGCACTTCTTGATAAACCCAGTAACCACCTGGTTATGAACTCGTGTAGTGACAGGTTGACCTAAGGTGAGAGTCGAAGGGTACCCAGTAGTAGGTGAACCGACGTTCCCGCGCATTTCAAAACGTTGGACACGTCCAACAGGATTGAAAAGAACGGAAGCTTCGGAATAACCTACAGTGAAGAAATTCGACCGCTCATCAACAACATAACTCTCAACAGAAAGTGACGTAGTCGCATTCATGCGGTTAAAGATTCGTTGGCGCCAATCAACAAGGTTAGGACCATAAGTAATAAGAGTATTATTAGCAATAAAAGCTATAGTACCTTTAACCCATGGTGACCAAATACCAGGTGAGAAGTAGCCAAAAGATCTTGTTTCAACACGAGCACGATAGTCACTCTTTATAGTACGAGTTGTGTTGGTCATGTAACGAGCCTCAAAGAGAGAGAAACCTAAATCACCCTTTAAGTACGAAGTAAAGGTAGTATGACATCCAAGGATCAAGAAGACATTCTTGCAAAAGAACGTCTGATCGAGCCGAGAATAACTTAGAACGCTGAAGAGCGTAATTAGTTACGTCACACTCCATTCCATGGCAATACTTAATTGCAAGTTGGCCAAGACGGCAGTAATCAATACCAGTGTCGCGGATCGAATCGTCTACAAGACGAGTAAAATCACTATCGACTTTGTATAGATAACAAGCCGAACCGACTAAATGCTCTAAAGTAGTATCCATGGATACCTCTGAAATAAAGGATGACAAGGACAACTATAGTACAGTTAGTACTACAAGAAGACCCCCGAAA